TATTCATAAACATTAGATATGCTATCGTATTATATATCACAGAGTAACCAATTTACAGTTAGGACACAAGATACTGCTAGTTTAGTAGTTAGTGGTTCTGATATTGCGGAAGATATGACACTTGTATTACAAGATATGATGACTTATAGTTCATCATATTATGATTTAAGTGGTTCTTATACATTCAACCCATACGAGAACATACTTACGTTCTCTCAATCATTAGAGGGTTCTGTAAGAGATGCTCAAGAGTTTAGAGTACACTTAAGTGGTTCAGTAAGTGGTAGTGTTTATAGTGGAACGATGCAAGTATATGCATCACAAAGTATTGATAAAGTAGTATATCTAACTCAGAACGAAGAGTTTATATCCAATACAACAGATAACGATTATATAGTAATATGAAGAAACAAGAACAATTTTCAGTATTAAACTTAACAAGACAGGATGTTCCTATTGTTACAGAAGATACAAAAACAAGGTATCAATGGGTGCCTGTTGGGATATTAGACCAAGATGATTACTTTGGTATGGTAACTGAAGCCTATAATACTTCTACAACTAACGCAGCTTGTGTTGAGGGTGTAGCAGATTTAATATATGGTAAAGGTATCTTTACAAAAGAAGAAGTTAAACAACAACAATTAGATAAGATAATTCCACCAGAAGATTTAAGAAAGATTACTTTTGATTTAAAATTATATGGTAATGCTGCTTGGCAAATCATTTGGAATAAATCACATACACAGATATTAAGAATGTATCATATGCCTGTTCAAAATTTAAGAGCAAAGAAGATATATGATATGGGTAGAATAGAAGGATATTACTATTGTTCTGATTGGAGTGACCATAGGAGACAGAAAGAGAAAAAGTATTTACCTGTCTTTGGTTCATCAAATGAAGAAGTAGAAATACTTTATGTAAAAGAATATGAACCTAACAGATATTACTATTCATTACCTGATTGGATTTCTGCATTACAATTTTCATTTAGTGAAGCAGAACTATCTAACTTACACCTTAACAATATAGAAAATGGTTTCTTGCCAGTAGGTATGGTGAATTTCAATAATGGAGTTCCTGCACCTGAGGAAAGACAAACAATAGAAAACTTATTAGAAGCTAAGTTTACAGGTACTCGTAATGCTGGTAGATTTATGGTATCGTTTAATGATGATGCAGTAAACAAACCTACCATTGATACGTTCCCTATGGAGAACTTACACGAGAAGTATCAGTATGTTGCTGAATACGCACAAGATAGAATTCTTGTAGCTCATAGAATAGTATCACCTTTATTATTTGGTATTAGAACTGCAAACAATGGATTCTCTTCAGCAGCAGAAGAAATGAAAACTGCATATTCAATTATGCAAACGATGACTATATTCCCATTCCAAAACCTTGTTATAAACTCTATATACAACGCATTTAAGGTTGGTGGTATAGATATATCAGATTTATACTTTGAACAACTGACACCTCTTGTAATCCTTTCAGATACAGCAGATGATACAGAACAGACAATAGAACAAGTACAAGATGAGATAGATGATAACTTACAAGGTGGAGAAGGAGAAGAAAGTTTAGAGAAAGAAACAAAGAAAGATGAGTATGAACCGATAAGACCAACAGATTTTGGTTTTGAATCACATTACGACTCAACAATATAAACAAAGATAAAATTATGGCATTTGGATTATTAATAACACGAAACGATATTATCAAGAACACACCATTAGGTGGTGCAATTGATGCCGATGCTCTTCTACCTTTCATTAGAACAGCACAAGAAAAATATATACTTAACTTACTTGGTACTGTATTATACAATAAATTACAAGATGATGTAGAAGCACAAACTGCATTTACAGGATATTATGAAACTCTTGTAGAAGATTATGTAAAACCAACTTTAATTTGGTATTCGTGTGTAGAATATATTCCATTTAGTTCAGTAACATTTAAATCAAATGGTGCAGTTAAACAACAAAGTGAAACAGGAGTTGCACCAGGTAAAAATGAAGTAGATTACTTGTTACATAAAGCATTGAATAATGCAGATTACTATTCAACAAGATTACAAGATTGGTTAGTAGCAAATAATGAAAACGTGCCTGAGTATAATGAGAGTACAGGAGATTCAACACAGATATATCCTGACCAATCAAATCAATACTTTGGTGGAATACAATTATAAGATATGAGTACAGCATCACAAAATACAGCACCTCAACAGATTACCAAGGATAGTGGAGTAAACTTTTCTTTGTATTATAATACTTTAAATTTCTTCAAGAATATTATGAAGAACCATCCAAGTATTGCAAAGGTAACACAAGGAGATTTATTTGGTATAGATACAACACAATTTCCACAGTATCCTATTGGTAATGTAATGATACAAAACGCAAACTTTACAAACAATACAACTGATTATAGAATTCAGTTAATCGTTGCTGACAAATCTAAATTGTTAAATGATACTGATATACCAAATAGAAAAGATAATAAACAAGAAGTTCCCTTTTATGGGACTAACGATATGGTAGATATTCATTCTAACACAATGAGTATTCTAAATGATTTAACATCCTATGTACAGAAAGGAAATTATGGAATGGAGGTGAATGGCACAGTCAATTGTGTTCCGTTCGCCGATAGGTTCAATAATGGGCTGGTTGGTTGGTCAGCAGAGTTTGACCTAACTGTTCACAACGATAGAAATCGTTGTCTTTTTTTTTTGAGTCCGCCTAGCGGTTCTTACTTTAAAATAGAGGATTGTGAAACAGGAGATATGTTTAATGCAGTTTTAGCAGAGAGTGGTTCAATAGGACAAGTATTTGCAACAAACTATATACCTTCAACAAGAGGTCAAGCATATTTACAGAACTATGATAATATAAGATGTTTTGAAATAAAAGAAGAAATAAATAATAGAGATGACTATAACTTTTTTAACTTACCTGTCCTTGATATACCTTACGATGACTTTGAAACTTGTGAGGCGTGTGAATTATGGACATCACCAAAAGTTTGGGATACAACACCTGAACGTTGGAACAATGGGGCAGTTGATGAAGCACTTAGGAAATGGCAATTTACATAAGAAGATATGAGTAATTTAAGTAATTTAATGATTAGTGGTTCTTACAGAGGACTAATAAACTTACAAGATAGTACCCAAAACCTATTATCACAGAGTGGTTATGTAGAACTACAAGATGGTTTAGGTGATAACGTTGGTGCTTCTATTGATGCATCTACAACTGATTGGAGAATAAATAATCGTCTAGATGTAGGAGATACATTAGGTGTAACTGGTTCTTCACACTTTAGAAGTGATGTTGATATCGATGGAGATTTAGATGTTAGTGGTTCATTCGTTCATTCGGGCTCATTAGATATAAAAGGTAATGTAGTTGTAGATGGAAACGTAACTGCTAATGTAGGAAACTTTGATACAGTTAATGCAAGGTTGTTAAACATTACAGAAGAATCTGCTAGTGTAATATTCTCAAGTGGTTCAAATGTATTGGGTGATGAAGAGACCGATAGACAAGATTTAATAGGACAAGTAATCGTAAGTGGTACTTTGGGTGTAGAAGGTAATTCAGCGTTCACAGGTTCTCTTACAGTAAGTAATGAGATAAGTTCTTCTACTGTTAATGGTATAGGAAACGTAACATCTTACTCTGCATCGGTAGATAGTAGAATAATTGATGTTGATGATAGATTTAAAAACTTTACTGCATCTTATTATACAGATTCAGCATCTTTTGATAATAGAATAGACCAGTTAGAATCAGATACAGGCTCACAAGATAGTAGATTAGATTCGTTAGAAGCATTTACTGGTTCTCAAGAAACTATAAATGGTTTTTATAATCAACATACTGAATCGTTAAATGATTTTACATCATCTCAATTAGTAATCAATGGTGGATATAATACATTCACTTCATCTTACTATATAGATTCAGCATCGTTTGATTTAAGATTAGACCAACAAGAAGCATTTAGTTCTTCACTTGTAACAGATTTTGTAACTGATGCCCAATTTAATCCTTATACACAATCAGTTGATATAAGATTAAACAATTTAGAATTAGAAACATCATCAATAGATAATAGATTAGATAATATAGAATTAACAACATCCTCTTTACAAACAGAGGTAGATGGTTTAAGTTCTCTTACTGGTTCATATGCAACTACTGGTTCTAATACATTTATAGGAGATAATGTGTTTAGTGGTTCAGTACAAGGTAGTGTTGGTTCTTTAACAATAGCATCAAATACTGCAAGTATAGATTGTAGTGATGGTAATTTCTTTACTTTAACTTTACCAAGTGGTTCATCTACTAACTTAGAGGCAACTAATATAGTTCCTGGTTTAACGATTACATTGCAAGTAGAACAACCACCAACAGGTAGTGGTATTCTAATATTTGATACAAATTATTATAGTTTTCCAAGACTTAATCAACCATCTATTACCCCTCAAGCAAATGCAATAGATGTTGCAACCTTTGTAACATTTGATTCAAGTAAATTAAAAGGTGTATTAACTAACGATGTAATTTAATATGTATATACCATCTTTATTATTTGGAGGAGTAGATAATTGTGTTTCCGCTAGTGGACATGATGAAACAGGTATATTCTTATCAGGCTCACAAGTTTGGGAATATTATAAATTTACATCAACAGGTTCAGGTTCATTAACCATTCATAGTGGTTCATCAACTAATGCAAAAATATTTGTTGTAGCTGGTGGAGGTGCTGGTGGAGTTACTGAATTTAATGGAGAAGCTTTAAACGAGTCCGCAGGTGGTGGTGGAGCTGGCGGTGTAGTATTTACAGATGCAAGGTTAGGAATTGGAACATATAATTTATATGTATGTACTGGTTCATCAGAAGCCTCATCAGAGGGAGAAGATTCTTGGATTGATATAAACTATGTACCAACTAATTTTGATGATGCATATGTACCAACCGGCTCTCATATAACTGCAGAGGGTGGTGGAT